AATTAAAATGCTTAAGAAAAAAACATGGTCAAGAAATAATGTTGTGATAGTTTGCGGATATTGTCTTATGTGTAAGAGACAACTATTAAGCAATGAAGGTGGATGGATTATAAATGCAGAGAAAAAACATTTTTGCCATTCTTACCATGGTAAACCTAGTTGTTTTGATAGATACCTAAATCTCTAGCTCTTGTTTTAATTCTTTAAATTCTTGGTGTATTGTTTTTTCTGGTGTCCAAAATCTTTTGCCTAATTTTTTTAATCTACAATGATGTATAACTGTAGAATGATCTATATTTAACATTCTGCCTAAGTGAGATGACGATGCTCCATATGCTTCAACCATAAGATTAATAATAATACTTCTTGCTCTTACCAAAAATTCAAATCGTCTTTCACCTAACACCTCTTGTTTATTAATTTCATACTTAATACAAACTTTATTAACTACAGCATCAAGTGTTTGGGGATAAACTTTTTTTCTTTCTGTTACCAAACCATTTTTCTTTTCTTCAAATCTTTCTTGTCTATATCTTAATCTTAATAATTGATTTTCTATTTTTTCTCTATTTTGTTGCAAAGACATACGATAGCCATTTTTAAATCCTGTTTTATAAATTAAAAGTTCTTTCCCTGTTAGTTCCCTATACATAGGAGCTTTCATTGCCTGCTTTAATTGTGTTAGTGTTTTCATTTGCGTACTATACCCTTCTGTTGTTTGCACAACCTTTTGTTGTTTTTATAATTATGTAATTAATAAGACTGTTAAGCTCTCATTAATTGCTCTTGTGTGTCTACTACTTTTCTACCAAGTCTAATACTATCTTGGTGATACTTTTCAGCTTTAAGTTTTGCTTCAAGATATTTCTTATGCTTTTTCTCCTGAAGGTCTCTTAGCTTCTGTAGACGCATCCTGATTTTCATCAGCATCCTCCTTCACTTTTGTAAAGTCCCATTTTATATCTGTTACCTTTACTTCTACTAACTCTCCCTCATTTGAGGGGTCGGCAGCTTTCTCAACGGAATCAAATTTTTCTATATATTTAAAACTTGCACTTCCGTGTTTCGTTCTTATAACCTTTTTGGTGGATTTGTCAATCATAGTCCCTTTCAATAGCCATTTCTATATAATGAATAGCCTTTTCTAAATCTTGTTTTTTCCCTCGTTTCTTGTGCCTACACAAATACTTAATAGCATTGGCTTCGGCAAATGGGATGTTGTTTTTGTTTATAAATTCTGCTGGTTGAATAGGCATGGAGTAGTGATCTCCACCTATTTGCTTTTTATATACATTATCAGTCATAATTAAGGTGTCCGTGGCGGGAAAACAACTAATAGAAAGTCAAGGGTGATGACTAAAACCGCCACGAACTTTTAGAGCCTAAGCTCTATCTTCTGTAATTACCATAAGTTCCAGTTTTTTGATAGGGTTTTTTATACCCACCAAATTGCTGTTGTCCACCACTTCCAGATTGAGGTGTCTTACTATCGCTTGGTGTAAGTACCACATTCAATCCTCCTGTTGGTGTACCATCTTCATTGGTATCGTCAAATCCAGCTTGGTTGTACCAAGTGTCGCCTACTTTAGCTCCTATCCGCCATGTTTTTCCTTGTGGCGATTTAGGATTAATAGGTGCAACAAAGCTAGGTCTGTTATCTCCTGGCTGTTTGTCTGCATTTGGTATAAGTTTTATATATATCTTATCCATTATATTTTCTCCTGTTTGTTTAGTTTATCCTCTACACTTTCAACAATATTCATTATTGATTTGTAAGTAGAGGGATGTTTAGTTAAGGCTTGTTCAATGTAAGGATCATTAATTCTTCTAACTCTCCTATACTCATAAATGTTTCTACATTTTTTAAAATCATTTATGATTTGATCTACACCTTTATTTGTACTGTTATTAACAGCACCTTTAGTTTCTCTAGTCATTGGAATACCTAACATATTGTATTCTTCGAGGGAGGTTATGTCACTCTCCAATATACCAAAGAAACTTAAAGCTCTTGATATTGCAAACGATTCAGACATAGGTAAAGCACCTTGTATGTATGTTGCATTTCTTTTTTTAAATTGTTTATGATGACCTGTGGCTAATACTCGTTCAGGATCGTAAGCTAAAATCTTACACTTACAGATATAATAATCTTCGTATTCCATAACACTTGTATCTATACCAAGCTCATCGCCAAACACCTGTCTAAAGTATTTAATCTTGCTCCATAATGAAACAGTTGATTGACCTTTATCATTTTTATATGTGCCATCTTTACGACACAATTCATTTACTTGTTTTATTTTATCACGCATCTAACCCCCATTGTTTTTTTATTATTTTTCTTTGTTTGTCTGTTAAGTATTTATAATGGTAGTAATGATTAAGATCAGGTGGCTCACAAATATCTGCTAACTTTTGCAGATCACCTTTACAATATATAATCATTTGTTCCCAGTTATAAATTCTTCTTACCATCATGTTGTATTGGTATTCTAAATGATCATCATACAAAGCTGCATGAGTATCATCATATATTAAATATTCTTTATCATTAACTAAAACTAAAAAAGGTTTCTTGCCTGTACACTTCCAATAAAAAGCTACTTGTTTCCAATAATCATCAAAGATAGCATCATCTCCAAGTGGTTGAGTTTTAAAATAGTATTCATCTCTACCTTTTTTCTTTACTATAGCTGGTGGTTTAGTTTTTAATTCTATAAATAATTTGTTAGTCTCATAATCAATACGACCTATAATGTCGTGTAATAATTGTTTAGGTTTGTTCATCACATATCGTTCAGATGTAATCTTATTTTTGCCACAAAGTTCCTTGACCACCTTTCTCGTTTGCTCAATGGTTTTGTGTGCATACTCAATCATGTGTTCTCTTGCGTAAGCATCTTTCTCATCAACAGGATCATACTTATTAATATCATCTAACTCCTTGCCGAACACCTCGTCATAGTTCCTGTTAGTTAATGTTATAGTTTTGTCTTTCCAATAAAGAGTTTCACATTCCATTCTTTGAGCTGTGTTGTTTACGAGGTTTCCAAATCTAGGTTTGTATTGCATGGGAAACATACTTCTTTCCACACCATCATGATGACCATAGTTAATATTAAATTTGGCTAGTGGCATACTAGAGCTAGAAGGCGACCAATGATCTAAACCTTTACCATTATTTAATGTATTAAAATATTTTTTATTATTCATTGTTTTCAATCTGTGTTTATTTTATTTTAACCTATTTGTCAAATGAAAAAGGCGACCCATTTCTGAGCCGCCTTAGTTTATTTATTTAATATTTTTCTACGCCAGTTCCATTACACCATTCACAATCATCTATTTGTTCTTTATCATGGTGTTCTATTGACCCAGTTCCTTCACAATCTTTACATGGTGTATAACCAAATAAATCTTGTGTGATTTTAGTGTCATAAGATTTATCTTTTTTTGTTCTCATTTTTACCCTTTGTTGTTTTTGTTAATATCCTATTATACCATATTGGTTATTGAATGTCAACCCCTTATTTTTCCTTGACTGTGCATAACTAATTTGGTAATGGTTGCAATTCAGAAAGGAAACAACATGAAATTAAAAGACTATCGTACAAAAAATAAATTAAGCTGCTCAGAGTTAGCAAGAAAAATAGGTGTTCATAATATAAATCCAGCGACAAATATTTGGAGGTGGGAGAATGGACAAAGAATACCTCGCAAAGAAGAAATGAAAAAGATTTATTTGGGTACAGAAAAACAGGTACAACCTAATGACTTTTACGATCTCAAAATATAAGCAAGTCAAGATCACTTGGGTTGATCCCTGTCAATGTGATGAGGCATGGACACCTGAAAGCGAAATACTCAACCATGATGTAGCCGTTTGTACTGATGTTGGTTATATTTATAAAAAGACAAGAGATAAACTTTGGCTTTTTACTTCTTACTCTGAAGATGAACATGGTTTATGTGTTGGTGGTCTAACTTGCATACCCACAGGAGTTATAAAAAAGATAAAGGTAATTAAATGAGGTTTATATATATATTGCTCACAGCAATTATACTTACTCATTGTAGTAAAATAGAAATAGGTGATTGGAATTATAATCCTAAAACTGCCATGATGAGACTAACCTTTGGAGTATCAAAATAATGACTTATGTTGGTTTGTTTGAAGAAGTGGATTTGCAAGACAAGGTTAAAAAATTAAAAAAAGAATTAAGAAAAATAAAAGCTGATAGGACTAGAGGTCAGAATGATCTTGAAAGAATTATTGAAGAACAAAAAAAAGAAATAGATACATTAAAAACAGAGATTGACATCAAAGAATTAGAGATTGAAACATTAAAAAATAGATGAGGTTTGCTAAATATTTTGACAAAGATTTATATTCAAAATGGCATCGTCTTTGGGATGGGATCGCAATGGCAGATGTGGATAGTGTGGAAATATGTCGTAATAAAGGTTGTTGGAAACCACTAGCCATTATTGAACACCTCTATGATACTGGCTCTGATAAAAAGAAATACACAAACATAGTAGAACAGATAGGTAAAGGCTTAAATATCCCTGTTTATCTCGTATATTACAAAGAGGTAGGGGAAGATACCCTTTCATTCAGAGTTGCTCAAAAATACCCCATCTCTGAGCCATTAAAGGCTATGTCTGAGCAGGAATGGGTCGGCACATTGTTTCATCTCCAAGCTGAACACCAAAAGATATGTAAATTTAAGAAATGAAAAAATACCTACCTCATATTAGAATACCTTTTAAATTATTTGATGATGAGAGGATCAAGAAGATACCTGAAGAACACCGATCATCTTCTTTGCTCATCCTCATTGCTTTATTAAAGTTTGTTAATTCCCAGAATGGTCAATGTTATCCTCGCCAAGCCACCATATCTAGTATGGTAAGCCTATCTCGCAGTACCATATATAGATGTACTGATTTATTGGTAGAGGTGGGGATCATTAAAAAGAAACGACTTAAATCTACTTTGTTATATGTGATTAACCCTGATTACATTGTGAATAAAAAGATAGATGTGTCATCACGAGACTATGATGTGTCAAGAAAACACATACCTAGTTTCATGATGACTGATATTAGTAAATCTAACTTTAAAGAACCATCCTTTATTTCTAACATTATAAAAGAAGTTACAGATAAAGGGGGAGATAAAGATAAAATAATTAGTACACTAGCTACTCTCCCTGCCGATACTTTAGATAAAGCCATTAAAGAGAA